TTGTTCCTGTACCTATGTCCTGGGACCACACCATACTTTTCTGGGGAATTTATCCCAACTCTTTAACCAATACTTTTCTGGGGAATTTATACTGATTCTTTAACGAACATTTTCCTGACTCTTTCTATACCCCTAAGGTACTTTCAACTAACCTAAATCATTAGAATTATCAAAAACCCTCCAACTCCATTATAGCCTATACTTGACATTTATACGATCAGATTGTACCCTATAAGAATATTCTGAAAGACGGACTCACTAATCCTAAAAGTAAGGAGACTAAATGCCAGCAGCTAGACAAACCAATAAAGTCAGACAAAGAAATCCTGGTCCTGACTCAACCAAAGCCGATCCTAGAAAAAAACTAGGTTCCCTAGAAATACACAAAGGATCTACAAAGGAAGGGATACCTGTAGTTATGTGGGATTCAATACCCCAATGTATACCCGAACGTTGTAAAATGGAAGAAGTATGTCCCTATACCCATACAGGAAAATGTTCTGTAAGAATGAAATATATTACCCATGTATACCAATCATTAATAGGCCAAGTGAATCCTACAGATGCAATAGCCTTATTTAAAATTGGATTTCATTTAGTTCCTCTATACGGACATCTTGTACAATTTAAAATGGAAGAATTTGGAGAACAGGTAATGCTTGCTTCAGATAATGGGAAAAGATACGTTAATCCCATCTTTAAAGAAATCCGTGAGACTATTAAATGTATTAATTCTATCCAAAAAGATTTAGGCCATTCTATAGAAAAAGATATCTTACGAGACTCCATGACCCAAGGAGACAATGATTACTATGATAACTTGTTTGAAGATGGTTCTGAAATGGATACTAAAAAAAGGAATAAAGTATGAGTTCTGAACTAAAGATAATAAAATCAGGAGGACATTGTTATGATGGAACTGGATGGAATTTATGCCCATTTTGGGAACATAACACTGATAATCCAAATAACTGCTATTGTAAATTATTTGGAGGCTTAAAAGGTGTTCAAAAATATGCCTCTGAATCCCTTGTTATTTGTAATAAAATATATGGGATTAATTATGAAGGAGATATTTAATGGCTCGTTTAATCCGTAAACCTAAAAAGCGTATTATAAAACGCCGTGATCATGCTCATAGAGTCGCTATTAATGATCCTACTCTTGAACTGCCTAGACCTAAAAAATGTACTATGGCTGATTATAGGAATGGAGGTAATGGATTTGGGTGGTGGGTAGATGATTTTATTTGTCTTCCTGTTTATCCTGAAGGATCATCCATTCCTATTTGGACTCCTATGAATAAAATGTCATCAGAAATCCATCCTGAAACAGGAAGATCATATGTTGATATTTGGGAAAACCAAAAAATAGTAGCCCGTGATGCTCTTCAAATGACCGATGGAAAATTTAAACACAGATTAATTATTCTTATCTGGATGAGGGGAGAGGGAAAATGCCAAGCAAAAGGGTCTGAAGTAATTATGTTCGATGGATCTGTTAAAAAAGTAGAGGATGTTATTGTTGGGGATCTTCTAATGGGAGATGATAATACACCACGAAAAGTTCTTGAGCTTCATAATGGTAGAGAAGAAATGTTCGATGTCATTCCATATCGTGGAGAAAAAATGACAGTGACAAATGAACATATTCTGACTTTAAAGGATCGTGAATATAATAAAATTCACGATATGTCTCTGAATAAATTTATGGCTCAAAATAAATCATTTAGAAAACGCCAACATGTAATTCGAGTACCTTTGGATTTTTCATCCCAACAAGTAACTATAGAGCCTTATTTTATGGGGATATGGCTTGGTGATGGATCAGCAGGGAATACTACTATAACTACTATCGACAAAGAAGTCCAAGAATATTTAAAAAGATATTCTAAAAGACTAAATCTGAATTATACAGAGAGAACTAAAAAAGGAACTGAGGCTCTAACGTGTAATATAATAGGGAAACAAGGATATTGTAAAGAAAATCCAGAAGGAAATCAACTTCTGAAACACTTATATGATTATGATCTCATAAAAAATAAATATATACCAAAAGAATACAAAATAAATTCCCGTGAAGTTAGGCTAGAGGTACTTGCTGGGCTGATTGATTCTGATGGTTACCTAAATAGAAATTCTTTTCAAATAACCCAAAAAAGTAAGGCTCTTTCTAAGGATATATTATTTTTAGCAAGGTCTTTAGGGTTCCATGCAGAAATGAAAAAATGCACGAAAACTATTAAATCAATTGGATTTTCTGGAGAATATTACACTATAGGAATTTCTGGGAATTGTTCTATTATACCAACACGTCTTTCAAGAAAAAGAGCATCAAAAAGGAAGCAAAGAAAGCCAATTCTTGAAAGCGGTATTAAAGAGGTTAGATCAGCAGGAGTTCAGGAATACTATGGGTTTGCTATTGATGGTAATCATAGGTATGTGACAGGGGATTTTACAGTCACACATAACTCATTATTTGCATGTTTACTACAATTATGGAAATTTTTCTGTTTTCCTAGACAACAGATTATGCTTGGTGCTAACTCTAAAGATCAGGTAAAATTTGTTCATTATGATATTATGAAAGATATCATTCTCAATTCTCCCAAGATGTTAAATATTGTTGGACGAAAAAATGTACAGGAAAAAGAAATTCGTCTTAGAGACAAGAAGGGAAATATCGGATCTTTCTTTCGGAGTATCTCCTCTTTTTCTGGAATTGTATCAAATGTTACTGGATATACTTTTTCTGAAATGTTCGATATGAAAAATCCCAAGTTTTTTGTTCAATTAGATGGTAGTATTAGAAATATGCCCAATGCTATGGGAGTGATTGATAGTACCGTTTCAGAAAAATCCCATATCTTATATAAATTGTATAAAACTTTCACAAGAGATGAAGATCCAACTCTTTTTGTCTCTTATCGGTGTTCACAGAAAGGCTCTCATAAGGATTTTTGGAATCCCCAGATGACCCAGAGACAGCTTGACTCATATAAAGCTAAATTCCCTGCAGTAGAATTTGATCGGTATTTCAGAAATGTATGGGAAGCAGGTTCCAATAAACTTTTTAGTCCTACTTTAGTGGAAGCTACTCACTATTTAGGAATCAATGGAACCTATGGAATGCAAGCCGATGTTTTGAAATGCATCGATAAAATCAAAGCCAGAAGTAAAAATATTAAGGAAGGGATTGAAAAAGAAGCCGTTCATGACATTGTTAAAGAACAAATTCAATCGGATTTAATAAATATTCATGATGTGTACTCATTAACAGATGGATCTTTACATCCTAGAATGGCTGATTTAGATGATCTCATGAGACTGACTGATTTATATAAAACAAATTGGGCTTTATGTATAGGAGTAGATAGAGCAGATCCTATGAAGATCAATAAAATGGTTGGAGCTAAAACCATTGTTACTATTACAGCTAAAGGTCTTCCTAATAGTTTAAATAATCCCGACATGTACCTTGAAGAAGGAATGGTTAAGAACTATATTTATTTTATGATGCATCTGGCTCATATAGAATCCAATGAATTAGAACATATTAAAAAGACCATTAAAAAAGCAAGGGATGAATTTGGATCTATAGAAACATTATGTGCAGAACGATGGGGCATGTGGGATATTGCTCCTTGGTGTGAAAAACAAGAGATTCAATTTGAGCCTATTTCTCCAACTTATGAAAGACAGAGAGCTGCCTTCACAGAATTATATACATTATACAAAACTGGAATGTTTAAGACTCCTATAATAAGAGTTCCTGGAGTACAAGGAGTTGATATATTGGTAGAAGAAGCAGAAATTTTTGATAGTAATCCATTTAAAAAATGGTATGGTTCTCCTCAGAAAAATGAAAAATTTGGCATACAAGATGATTCTATGTTTGCTCTTGGACTCGGAATCTATGGAGGAAGAAATCTTGGGATAGAAGATCTTGTAGAACGCAAAAATACAATGATATTTGCAGAAATGTTTACTAATTCAGGATTAATAGGAGATTATTCTTAAAAAATAGCCTTTTTGATCGGTTTTTGATAAATTTGTTGCTTTTTGTTTAAAAAAAGGTACAATCTGATCATGAAAATAACAATAAAAAGTTTATTACTCCCTAGTAAAAAATTACTAGGGGGGCTAGTAAAAAATTACTACCTATTAAAAGAATAAAGAATAAAGAATAAATAAGTATATAAATATACTTTATAAGGATTCCAAAGAATCCTTGTTGAACAAAGGAAATAAAATGGATCAAAAAGAATATGAAAAAAGCTATTGATGGATTACCTGATGATGTCTTGTTAACCATTGCACAATCATGATTAATCAAAAAGAATTAAAAAGATATCCTTGTTTATAATAAAAAAACTGGTATATTTATTTGGAAAATATCTCATTGTAATTTAGGAATAAGATCTATTGCAGGTACTTTATCAAATGGTTATATCCAGATTCAAATTAATGGTAAAATATATGGAGCACATAGACTTGCTTGGTTATATGTATATGGATATTTCCCTGAAGGAAAAATTGATCATAGAGATCAAATTAGATATCATAATTGGATTAATAATCTTAGAGAAGCTTCTGACCAATGTAATTCAAGAAATAGGGGGAATGGTATTAATAATACTTCTGGTGTTAAAGGAGTTATTTGGAATAAAGGTGTTTCTAAGTGGGAATCTAGGATAATTATTAATTATAAAAAATATTATTTAGGGATATATAAAGACTTTACTGAAGCAGTTGCTCACAGATTAGCTGCTGAACAATGTGTAGAATGGGAAGGATGTGATTCATCTAGTCCTGCATATGAATATATAAAGGAATGGTTATATGGATAATTTATCTAAACATGATTTTGATAAGATGATAGACAATTTAACAGATGAGCAACTTTTAAGTGCGGCTCAATCTTCAATGCCTTGGTCTTCTTCTCCTGTTGTACAACAAAAAGATGAAGATGGATTCCTTGTTAATCCTTTAAAAGACTTTGCTGGATTTACTGATCTTCAGCTTGAGTGTTGGAATAAGTTTATAAGCAATCCTCAAATTAATTCTCATGTTAGAGATTTCATGGGAAGTTTGACTGGCTTTGGATTTGAAACTACTTCTGAAATTCAAGACATCCAAGAAGTCATTGATGAGATTTGGGATGATCCACGTAATGCCTTGTACAAGAACATGACCAAATATGTTGCAAGATCTGAAATAGAAGGAGAGCTGTTTCTCTCCTTAACCTTGCATAATAATGGTTTTGTTGAGGTTGATTTTATGGATCCATCTTGTCTTAAAGGAGGAGGGGATAATAACAGTGGTATTTATTTTCATCCTGATAAAAAGACAATGCCTCTGATGTATAGATTTGAATCTACTACCAATGAAACTGTTCCAAAGAAACAGACAACTCTTATTCCCTCCATCAATCTTGCTTATTATCCTGAAATGCACAAAAAGCTTAAAGCACAAACAGGATATAATTCAAAAGATGAAAAAGAATCCAGAACTACTTTTGGCAAATTTAAAAAGATAGGTGGATTCAAAAGATTCATTGTTGAGTGGGATAGGGGATTTCTTACCAAACGTAATATTTCTCATATTAGAACTACTATTATTTGGATTAATCATTATGAGAATTTAAAGAAATGGGAAATTGATCATAAGAAATCCTCAGGATCTTATCTTTGGGTTGCCAGTATTGAAGATAATAAGGCTTATAGAACTTGGCTTAAACTTACTGATAAGCAGAAAAAAGATACAGGACTCTTTGCAAAGAAAACTCCTGGAGGAACTATTGTACTTCCCCCAGGAATCTCTCTTGAATGTAAAAATCCTAATCTTCCCAAGATTAGTGAAGCTGATACAGATATTATGCATATGGTAACTTCAGGACTTAATAAGCCTGAAGATATGGTAACAGGGGTTTCTAAAGGCAGTACTTTTGGAGGCGTTAAAGCAACACGTGGTCCCCAGTCTGATAGGACAGCAGATCAGATAGCTTATTTTGAAAGATACTTACGATATGATTTTTGGAGATCTATTCTTTTTCTTCGTTCTCAAGTTCTATCAACATTTCCTGAAAAATTTAAACTTAAACAAGTAGTTGGTTTTAAAAATAAGAAACCAATAATGAAGAATGTTGTCCAACCTGCTTATAAATTGGTAGACTTTGAATTTCCTATTTCTGAAATCACAGATGCAGAGGCAAAGGCAAGAGCTTATCTTGGAGTTAAGCATCCATCAGTTGTTGAGGTTTTAGGAATTCCTAGAGAAGATGTAGCAAGAAAAATAGGATTCAGTGGATATAAAACAAAAAGAATGCGATATGCAACGGAAGAGGAAACATTTCCTGATTTACCTTTAACAGCAGATTTAGAAAGTTCACAAGCTTCTAGTCAAGAAGGCAACAAAGAAGGGTCTGTAGAGGCAAAGAAACGTCTTCCTGATGATAATAAGTGATTCTTTTCATATAAAACTCTTGACATCTGATTCCCGAGGATATATTCTAAGTAAAATAACATGGATGGAGAGATTATGCCCAAAATTAAAAAAATAAAATCTTACGAAAGAATTTTCGCCAGTTTATTCAATACCCCTTGGATGATTGAAGAAGATTGGTTGATGTCGATAATCGAGATTGCCAAACGAGAAGGGGATTTAGAAGCTGTTCGATCTAAATTGTCTGAACCTCTTG